GCACGATAGCATGGATAGCGAAGCAGGTCACGGTTCAAACCCCCTCAATCTTCGACGCTACCATGTCTGCGGTATGCGTCCACAGGACATTCGGGTACTTCTCAATGGCCTTGCCGTAGGCGTTCCAGTTCTCCTTCTCGTCGAACGCGCCCATGTGCCAGCGGATGCACAGCACTTCTTCTTCGGTCAGGTGTACGCCGTACAGGTTGGCGAGAATCACGCTCCTGTCGCCATGCCCGGTCAAGTACAGGTCTTTGTTGTACTCGTAGCCGCCGCCTTCCTTGGCGATATACTGGTGACACTTGCACAGGTCATGCAGCATACCCACCAGATAGGGGCTTGCCTCGCGTCCCCATTCCAGACCCATGTTCTCGGTGATTTCCAGCAGGGCCAGCGTCACGGCGTAGGAGTGGTCGAACAGCCCGCCCGGATAGTTGCCGTGGTACTTGGTGCTTGCGGGAGCGTCGAAGAACCCGGCTTCGTACAGGCGTTCAGACAAGTGCTTGACCTCCAAGGGATGAATCACATCAGACATGAGTTCGCAGAACTTCACAACACGATCAATCGTGGTCATTTCCTCACTTCTCCTTTCTATGGTTCGGGAGAGGGAGAAGCGGTACTCCCTCTCCGTGGTTGCGTCAATCGTCGCCCAGAATGGAGTCCAAGTCCAGCCCGGAGGACTTCTTCTCTGCCTTGGCGGGAGCCGGGGCAGGAGCCGGGGCGGGCTTCTTCTTGCCCGTCTCGACGGGTTCAAGGTCAATCTCGCCGTCCTCGCCTTTGTCGATCACGAACCCGTCAGCGGAGCCGTAAGACCTTGCGCGGGCAAACACGGTAGCCCGTCCCTTGTAGTCCACCGTCTCATGCGTGACCTCGAACAGCGCAAAGTGGCCCACAAGGTCTTTCGGGTCGATGGAGTCAAGGGTGTTGTCGTTGAGCAGGTTCTTCGCCGTGATGGAAAACGCCCACGCGCCGCCGTCGATATTCAGGTCAAACTTCTCGGTGTGCTGTTTGCCAGCAGCGGTTTCATAGGTCATTTCGACCTTGTTGAAGGTTTCCTTGTGGTTGACCTTCACAACCTTCATGGAGTATTTGCCCTCCGGGATAGGCTCAAAGCCTTTCAGTCCGATCTTTCCCATAGTTCCTTAGTCCTCCTTCTTTTCGCTCAGGGTGAGTTTGTATACCGGGGCGGGCTTGCACTTGTACTTGTCCAGCACCCCGTCCTTCTTCATCGCCGCTTCGTCGAACTTCATGCTCACCGAATACGACGTGGTGAAGTCGTACCTGCTGCCGGGAATGACCACCTTCTTGTCGCCCTCCCGGAACTGCTCTTTCGCGGCCTCTTTGATAAGGTCTTTCAGCTTCGTCAGCCGCTTTTCGTCCTTGTCCAAGGCCGCATACGCCTCGTTCAGCTTGTCCTGCAAGTCCTCGGCCTCTGCTACAAGCGCAGCAATGTCCGTTTCCGGGTTCAGCGTATTCTTGCGCAGTTCAGCCAGAATGTCAGCGTCTACCTTCTCGTCGAACTTGGGGGAAACGCCGCCCTCGACGTGCTTCTTCCACCAGCGTTCGACCTTCTTTATGGTCTTTGCCATGTCCGGGTATCGCTCAGATACCTTGAAGGGACGCTCGAAGGTGTTATTCCCGGTCACGACGAACTTCTCAGGGTCGTTGTAGTCCTGATCTTCGAGGACGGTACACACCATGATTACGTTGTCCACGCCCAGCAGGTAGGCGTACAGGGCCGCTTGCAGCGCGTAGTATTCGGGAATATCGTCCAGCCAGTCCTCAGCCCGCTTCGTGGTTTTCATCTCCATCACGGTTTCGGGCTTGCCGTCCTTATCCACGAACAGGTAGTCCCACATACCGCCGAAGATGGGGCTTTCAGGGAAGAAGTCGCCCCTCGTTTTCCTGAAATAGTCGGGGCCGTACTTGTCAGTGGGCGTGACCAGCTTCTTCCAGAAATAGGCTTCGCGCATGTACTCGGCCTGTTTCGGTTCAATGGCCTTGCCAGCGATGGTGTAGATGGTGTCGGCAAAGGGTTCCTCGTAAGTGCGGGTGATAGCGCACCACGCATTGAAGGGACTCGTCCAGCGGTTCTTCCCCATGATCGCGGCAAAGCGCGTACCCGTCACCTTCTTCGGGTTCGAGGGCGGGGTAATGGAAATGGTCTTGTCATCATTCCATTTCATGTCCTTCGGCCTCCTTTTGTTCAGCTACGAGGTCAAGGTACTTATACAAGTACCAGCGGGCTTTCTCCACATCCTCGTCGCCGTTCTTGTCATTGCACCGCCACAGGTACTTGAAGCTGTTCAACAGGCAGAACGCCTTGACGGTTTCCACCCCGAACACTTCCACCATCACGTCGATGCACTCAAACTTCCCCTGATTGTAGTGGGAGGGATGATCTACGTTGCCAGCCATCATTCATACTCCTTCAAGATTTCGTTGATCTTCTCAATCAGGGTCTTGCAAGCCCCGGCCTTGACGCTCTTGAAAGCGTCGGTCTTGGTGACGATGGTCTGCACAAATTCCTCATGCTTCTCGTCCTTGGCGAGAAGGGTCTTGCACAGCTTTTTCAGTTCCGCAACCTGCTCCTTGGTCGCCATGTCGGAGTTCACCAGTTCTTCCTTCGCGGCCTTGCGTTCCTCAGCCGTCGCCGGGGCCTTGGGCTTCTCCTTCACGGGGGCCGGTTCTTCCTCGCCGTCCTCGTCGGTCAGGGTCGCGTCCACCTCGTCGGGTTCGGTCACGTCCATGACCATCATCCACAGGTAACGGCGAATGTAGGTGATGCTGGAACCGAGGGCTTGCATGGAACTGGTCACGGCCTTGCCAGCGTTGGAAATGATCTGCTCGGCCTCATGGTACTTCACGGCGAAGGTCAGCCCTTCTTCATCCGGGTTGTCGGCGTTGTACACGGTCATCTTCGCAGCGTCGCCGCTAAAGTCGGTGACGTGGCACAGACCCACCAGCGCGAAAATGCGGGTAGCGACAGGCACAATGTCCTCCAACTCGAAATACTGGAACTCCAGCTTGGTGTTCACGCCAGACTTGCCGACCTTCTTGTTCAGGAAGTACAGGCGGGCTTTCGCCAACTTCTGCTTCACATTCATGGTGCTGTAGATATTAGCCATTTGGTTAATCCTCCTTATTCGTCCAGAAACGCAAGGGCTTCTTTCTTGATCTTGTTGATTCTCCGGGTGTTGCGCCGGGGTTCCTTGATACCGAGGAAGTCACGAATGTACTTCCACGCCAGCCTTATGTACCAGTCCCGGTCAAGCCACTTCAATTCCATCGCGTCATTGTTGTTGTCGATGATGCAATGATTTGGCAGTCCCGCAATCTTGGCGGGTCGCTTCGTCTCAGCATGGACTTTGTACAGCGTACCCAGTTCAAAGTCATCCGTGGCGTATACCCGGTTCACCTTCTGCTTGGGGACGATCTCACCCCGCACAAGCTGGTAACAGGCTTCGTACTTGCCGCCCGCCTTGGCAATCAACTGGAAGTCCAGCAGATTGTTACTCGCGTTTATCAAGTCCTCCGGGAGCGTTCCGTCAACAAAATACTGCTGGATTGCCCTTGCCACGATCACAGCATTGTTGTTGATCTTGAACGCGCCGCCTGAAAGGTTCTCCCACAACGGCAATCCCATTGCTTCAAAGTCGAAATTCCCGTTCGTGAGTACGCCCCGGACAAGTTGTCCACCCTTCACCTTCGGCTTGCCTCCGTCCGCAGGAACCTCGACATAGTTGTTCACGTCCTTCTGGACAATCTTCTGAATGAAATCTTCCTCCAACTCGAAGCCCGTCCTGTCCTGCCACTCCTGCGTAATCTCCTGCCACTTGTCCACGTCGGCGTTGTCAAGGCTTACCATGATGCCGTCCGTGTTCAGTTGGATGATCTTCAAGGTGGGGCACTCCCGTATCAGGTGGATGGAGAGTTCCAGAAGGAACAACTGCCCGGTGATGCACACGCTACGCCCCATCAGCGGGTCGTACAGGTCGTTGTAGTCGTTCAGCATCGCGCCGTAGGTCGTGTTCAGAACCAGCTTCAAGGCGTTCGCCGTGTCCTTGTCGCCCGCTTTCTTCGCTCGAACCCTGCTCTCCAAGGTATCGACGTAGGTCTGCGGAGAGGGCATGT